ACTTTATGATAAGATGATACTCGCGTTACTTCTACTTATCATAAACGTATATATAATCATTAACACTAAAGAACCCGAGAAAATATCAGAAATTAAGAAAAGGTATAAAATACTCAGGGAACACCTCAAAAAGGAAAATATAGAAAAGTTTCAGGTTATAACAAAAGAACTCCCTATATCCTATTTCAAAAAAATAGATGGTCATATAGGTTACAATACGGATAAAGGTAGTGAAATAGGTCTGTGTATAGACGGTGAAATTAATGAAATTTTCCACGTTCTTTTACACGAACTTACACACTCCACCGTTGAAGAATATTCACATTCACCCGAATTTTGGAAAAATTATAAAGAACTCAGGGAAATAGCAATTTCGTTAGATATATACAAAGAAATACCAGATAAAACAGAATTTTGTGGCAAACATGTTCAGGATAAATAATATATCTTATAATTATACATAAAAGATGGAAGGTCCAAGCAATTTTGAACTTGTACAAATGATACTCCTTTGGTCTACAATTTATGCGTTATCTACGATACCTTTACACACCGGAAATTTCTGGGCAAACTTAACTATACTAACTTTTGTTATACCAGTTTTCATTGGTAAAATAACTAAAGGTGGTCACTTTTTCGGTTTAGCGTCTCTCGATATGAAAGTATTAACCGTGATGTCCCTTTTGGGATTTTTAGCCGTTTTAAGTATAACATACATGGATGAAAGCCTTAAAAAGGAATTTGAAAATTATGGTCAAACTATAAGAAGTACCGGTATTGTTTATGGTCTTCGTATGGTTGGATTTGTAGTTGGCTTATTGTTAGTTCTTCCTTTTGTTAAAAGAGAAGGATTATATGCCAATTCCATGAATAATAATGGTTAATTTTAATTAATTAACATATTTAGAAGCGGCATAAAATGCAACTGCGGCAACTACACCAGTTGCTGCTAAACCAACAGCACTTCTGTTCCCGTGATCGTTAAGAAACTGTGGTACAAAGTTAGCGAGTTTTTCTTGAACTGGCTTACTAATTGCTATCGCAGTACACACTGCGACGACGAGAGCTTGAAACTGATCATCAGTCAAATTAAATGGATTTTTATTATCGGAACTTGTCTTTTCGGTTTGTTGTTGTGTAGGTTGTTGTTGCACTAACATCATTGGAGCCTGTGCTTGAGCCTGTGTCATTCGTGGATCTTGAGCCATCATTGGTGGTTCAAGTGGGGCTTCAACTTGTCCCATAATATCTGAAATAGGTGTAGAGTCCATAGTCTGTTTATTTTCACTCACATTTTTTTCAGGCATAATATTCTGCGGTTGAGTAGGTGGACCATTTGGAATAAAATTTGTTGATTGGTTATTATTTAAATTAACCATACCGTCACCAGAATCAGAAAGGTTTAATGTTGGTATATCCGTCATATATTTATGTACAAGTTTTTTCATTATAGACGATAACGCATTAGCCTGGATTAATGTCGTAAAGTATAAGTTGGATATAAACATCCTAACGTTTTCATAAACTTTGGTAAATCATTCAACTTATCATATTCAGACATGTCGGTATCTATATAAATAGTATGTGTAGCATGACATACGTCTATCAATAATCTATACCCATCGTCGCTAACTAATGTATCAGTTTTTGTCTTGTTAAAATTTGGGTATACATCAGTTTTTTTATCGTTTGGTGGATATGGTGGTATAAGAGCTGGAGATGGTAATGGAAATACATTCAAAGCTGAACTTATTCTTTTAGAAAAAATTCTAATCATTTCTTTTTAATAACTTTTAATGGTGTTGTTTTTTTAACTGTGTTTCTATCACCCATTTTCATATTACCGTGTCTTGGATTAAACATCTTTTTATGCGTTTGCCAATACTGAGGTGCACCAACCTTAAAATTTTTACGGAGTTTTGCCTTGTACCAAAACACACAATCCTCTATTCTATTACTCTTAGACGTATTATCTAAAACTAAACACTCGTAATTCTCAGTACACGAATCCATAACTTTATTGAACATCTCAAACGTTGGAAAAATACCAAAAAAGGATTTATACAACTTTTCACGATTTTGAATAATATTTTCGCGAAGAATAAATACGTAATCAACATTTGCCCTGAGTGCTGGTGGAAGATCCATACAATATTGCATTGTAAGCATGAAAAATATCTTCCAATGTCTCCCATTCATAAAACACTGTCTAATACACGTATCTTTCATAAACTTAGAATCGTACATACAATCATCTAAAAGGAGAAACGCACCACAATTTTGTTTCCCTGCTCCAACCAACTTCCTTTGTCTCTCCATAACACGTTCTATAGCATCTCTATCGTAATCCCCATAAATGAAAAGATCGGGAATGTACTGTTGATAATAATGATTACCTTCTTCTGTAGCAGATAAGACTATTCCTGCTGGTAAATGTTTCTTATGATACAAAATATCTGTAACCAGGGTTGATTTACCCGTATTACGTTTTCCGATAAAAACACAAACTTTATCATCTGCCATACCCTCGGGTTTGAATTTTCGAAGTTGAAGATTCATCTAATTTAACGCCTCGTTTTAATTTGTAATATTTTACTCACATAAAGTAAGAATGGCTGGTCGAATAAACCTTGCTGTCACAGGAGCTCAGGATCAATGGTTCACGGGTAAACCCGAATTTTCATATTTCCTGATGAATTTTAAAAGACATACAAAATTTTCAGTAGAAGCTATAGAAACTCCATTCGAAGGTGATATGGATTTTGGATCATCCAACGAGTGTTTAATACCCCAAAACAAAGGTGATCTTATCCGAAGTATGATGCTTAAATTTACTTTACCAGATCCTACTAGTGCAACTTGGAGTGAAAGTGGTAAAGATCTAAGATACAAAAAATCAATAGGTTCTTCTATAATAGAATACGTGGATTTACTCATAGGTGGTCAAACAATAGAACGGTTAACTGGTGATTACATATACATGTATAACCAACTACATAATAACATGGACGATACATTACAAACACTATACTTCTTATCAGGTCATGATAATTACATTAAACAAAGTTACGATTGGGATTACAATGTTTTATTACCATTTTACTTTTTTAGACACCCAAGCTTATCTATACCGGTATGTGCTATAACAAAACAAAAAGTTGAAGTTCAAATTAAATTTAAAGAACTCAAAGATATTACCGTAAAATACACGACGAGTAATGGTGCCATAGAAGATCCACCATCAGACGTATCTTCGTCTCTTAAAAAAGTTTCACTTGTATCAGATTTCTATTTCATTTCGGATGACGAGAAGAATTTTTTATTAACGAGACCAATTGAATATGTTATTACACAACTTCAAATGTCACAGTTTAAACTTAAAGCTGGTGAATCTAAAAAATCAGTCATGCTTAACTTTAAAAATCCAGTTAAGGAAATGTTTTTTATGGCGGTTAGTGATGACGTATACAAGTATAATCCAATTAAACATGTCAATATGAAATTTAACAATAATACGATTATAGATGCAGATAACTTAATGTTAAGTTACGAACAACCACTTAAATATTACACAGGGACCACAGATAATAATTTCGGTGTGTATAGTTTTTCTATAAAACCCGAAACGTATTACCCAACAGGACAAGTTAATATGAGTAGAATAGCACACAATTTAATAGAAATCGAACTCGATAATCCAGACTCAAGTTTTGGACACAAAGTTTACGTATACGCTGTAAATTACAATGTATTACGCATAGACGCAGGACTCGGTGGTTTAAAATTTTAGTCAGTTATAATAGTAATGGCTGGTCGAGTTCAATTAGAAACATCTGGCCCACAGGACGCCTTTTTTACGGATGATCCCGAATATACATACTTCGTAAAAAACTTTCAAAAACATACTAACTTTGCACCCTTTTACCGTGATTTAGACGTAGATGGAAACGTAGAGTTTGGTGAAATAATTAAGTGTACTATACCACAAAACCAAGGTGACCTTATTAAAACCGTAAGTTTAAAAGTAGAATTAAACCCGATCGACCAAAGTTTATTGGGTGGATGGAGTGGATTCGGATACGTCGAATCTATAGGCCATGCCATGATTGAATACGCGGAACTATATATTGGTAACAATCTTATACAAAGAGTACCTAGTGATTTCTTAGCGATTTATTCTGAAAATTACGTTACGCAAACGAAACAGTCATGTTTAGATAAACTCGTTGGTAAACCACCTACAGAATTATCAGGTACAGCCGTTTCAGACAATAGTATTTTAGGGTACCTAGGACACGCTACGACAAATCAAAAATACTTTGTTGATATACCATTTTACTTTTATAATAACCCAGAATTAGCTATACCTATATGTGCTATAGATAAACAAGAAATTGAAATTGTTATTAAACTTAGAGACGTAAAAGACTGTATTTACGGAACATTCAGTGGTGATGCATCATACACAGGTGCATCACCCAAAGGACTCATTAAGAGTCTAAAAATAACAACGGAAATGATTTCTTTAGACAAAGACGAAAAAAGAAAATTAAAAAAAGAAAGAAAAGACTACGTCATAACACAAATCCAGGAGAGTCGTGAGATCATAGCACAGGGTACACCCAATGACTATTCAATAGTTGATTTTAAACATAGACTCCAATTTATAAACCCCGTAAAGGAATTGTTTTTCGTAATTCAACGTAAACGTAAAGTTGTTGAAGGATTTTTCATTTCACCATTTAACTACGATTCACCTCATATGATTATAGATAACATATACACAAATTTTGAAAATCTTAAAAGTCTCGAGTTTAATCTTGGAGATTCTACTATTTTAAATGAACAAACTGGGAACGCCATAAATTTACGTGCAGTACAAAGTGGTATACATCATTCAAGAACGCAATTATTTAGAAGGTACTATTCGTATAGTTTTGCTTTAGAACCAGAAAGGTGGTATCCAACAGGACAAGTTAACTTTAGTTTAATTAAAGACCAGATTTTGAAATTAAAATTATACCCAGATACATCTGCAGAAAGAGAACTTAGAGTTTACGCACATAGTTATAATATACTCCGCGTAGAGAACGGTACAGCAAAAACAATATTTAATACATAATGAATCAACAAGAAAAAGACGCCACGGAATCTTTACTCGAACAAGTACAAGAGTCCGCAATTAACATTATCCAGCCCGTCATGGAAAAATCCATGGTATTTGCAGCAGAATACGCGAAAGCTTGTGGAAGAGACATTGTTCTTAGTGAAGATGTAGAATATGCTATGAAATACTGTGCAATGAACGAAGTTGGTAAAAAATTGGGTACACACTTTCCAGAAATTTACGAAGATGAATATGATACAGAAGAAGACGAAATTGAAGTAATTGACGAAGATGAAGAAGGTATAGAATTCGAAAGATATTCAGGTCGGGAATATAAGTTTGTTAAAATGAACATGGCCTACGATAATTGGGAAAAGTGGGTGCCGAAAAACCCATCAGAACAGATGTTAAAAAATGCTATAGATAGTAATGAACACATCAGAGCCTGAAGGATGGAATGAAAGTTCTGATTATTTCGTTATATCAGATGATAAAGATTCGGATATTAGTGATATTACAGATTCGGATTCAGACACAGGAACCGAATCAGAAACTAGCTCTTCAGGGTATCTTTCAGGTAAAGAAGAAAAACCAAAAATGTTAAAAGGATACATGAAAAATACAAAAAAGTATAAAAAAATTTTATTCGAAGATACAATATTCCCAGAATAAAATCTATATTTATAGTATAAAAAATGTCTGCTCAAACTGCTCAAGAAACTGCTATGCTCGTTGCCCGTGAACTCGAGGGTCAATCTCTTAACGCGATTGTCGCTGGTTTTTCCTTCGCTGCCGCCCTTTCGTGGGTGGATTTGGTGAGATGGGTCGTTAACCAAGTTGTTAAGGTTAACAAGAATGGTGGTATGAACTACACTCTCACTGCTATTATGACAACTCTCTTGTCGATTGTTGTCTATCTCATCACATCCCGACTCTCCTCCAAGGTCACCAAACCATCTCAACCAATCTTCGCGGTGACTAAGTAATTTTTGGCTTTTTCATAACAAAAAGTAAAAATATACCAGTTGCTACTACAAAAAATATAGGTAAATAAACATCCCACCTATGATTATCCTCAAATTCTGGGATACTCAAAGGTGGTGGGAGATTATCATCTCTCATCAATTTAGGTATATTGACGAATTTATCAGTAGAACACGTTACAGCTAATTTTAGTATATGATTTGCGTTTCTAAAATCATAAGGTATAAGACGATTATTACTACTATAATAAAATTGTACACGTAAACTCGATATGGTTTTTTGCGCACCGCTATCGAAATTATGTTCAACAGCATCATCTACACCAGAATAGTTAATTACGTCGCCACACATGAGTATTCTACCAGTGTAGAAAGGTGATTCTGAAAATATTGTTTTGTTAAATTCATCTGATCCACTACTCAATTTTACGATAATAGCATCTGCACCCTGTAAATTAATACTACCTGTTGTAAGTGTATTACCTGTTGAAGTTATATCATTTGCAGGTAATCCCAATATATCATGTGGAGTTGTTTTACCACTTACATACGTGTTATACCCATTTATACCAGTATAAAACTTAAACGTAAAATTACTACCTCCATTAAATGTTATAGCATTTGTATCTTTATCGAAAGATGAACTTGTTAATATTCCACCCGACTCCTGCACAACATTTGATGCGAGATCTCTACCATTATAGTTTCCATTAGGTATAGACACAGTTGTACTGTTAATCGTAAATGTATTATTTCGTTCATTAATTAAGAATTGACTATTATGTATACGTGCTGATATCATGGAAATCTTAGTGACGTCATAAATAGGTGTTTTTAAAGTAACAACATAGTCTGCAGGATTTGGATAAGAAATTGGATCTCTTTCACCACTATCTATGTCTAAGGTATGGACCTTCATTAAAATATAGTAGTATTATTTTAATGAGTGTTTTTATTTACATTTATTATTTACGAAAGACTATGTGCCAAAGGGTTATTTGATAATTGGTTTTTAGCTATATCCAAACCACTTTTAGAAGAATTTGGATTAGGTATTCCCTTGTATGCATTAAATTGATGATAATCATTATTTCTATAATTCTGTGTCCATGCACCATCTGCTGAATTAATTCTTCCATCTATACGGGATGTATCCGACCGAACGGATGTAACCATACCACCCTGGTTTAGAGCGTCGGCGCGAACATTCATTCTTCCAGGTCCTGCCGCTCTACCCACCTTACCTCTTCTATCCGAAGGTCTAAATCCAAATTTCATTAATTCATTTACTGTATGCGAATCCCCATATACACGTTTTTCCCCAATTTTAGTTGCTGGTGAAGTCATATACCCGTGAACAAACTTATGAATATTTGGTCCTGGAGCATTTTGATACGAATACGCTTCAATATTACCATCTTTCTTATTGCGTGTTGGTTCTTGTGCGCGAGTAAGAGCGGAAGTAAATCTCTTTGGTGCAGCCGTGCCGAGTGTATCAGTTCGTAAACCAGTTTCCGATCTATTTGTAGTACGTTTTGTTTTTTCATGTTCACCTCTTGGTGTTCTACCCGACATGCCTTGAGCACGCCCCGCAGAAGGTGGAAGACGATCTGGGAGAAACGCCGTCTTTTCTGGTCTATTATTTCCAAGTTCACCAGCAACACCTCGTCTACCACCCTTAACATCAAAGGCTGGACCAGATCGCCCTGGGAGAGTTGTTAACCTGTATGCACCAACATTTTCCGGATTTACTCTAAAAAGTTGTTGGTGTCCACCAACTGCTGGTACACTTGGATCAACACCAAGACCTGGACCAACAAGTTGTTTTTCAATTGGTGAAAGGTTATTCATCACCCCACCATCATACATCATTCGGCCTCGCATATCTAAAACTTCACCCCCGGAAGATCTAATTTGTGGAGAAACATCTCCAAATGAAGAGACTTCCTCTTTACTTTGATAAGTTGGTTCAACAAGTGGTGAAAGTGGACCAAGATAAGCCGAATCGATTGTTATGTCACGATCAGATTCAGATATAATTCTTGATTCATCTTCAATAGATTTACCATCAATTGAATATTTTTCTTCGTCAGATTTACTTAATTTGCGACCTGCATAAACTAGTCCTGCTATAGCTAATATGGATATAGGGTCAGCCATTCTTAATTCTTAGTAACATTTTTATTGAGATATCTTTGCTGAAATAAACCATTTTGAACATCGGCTCGACTACTCGCAGGTTCATATGTTCGAGTTCTGAGTGGAACTTTACATTCAACATTTTGCAATGGATGTAAATATCTTTCGTGTGTTTTAGCTAATACTTTATTAAATTGAGATGTAGATTGTGGTCTAAGCAAATCACTCGTTTCTATGTATTGTGCTGGTGATCCCTTACCTGCCTTGAATGGAGCTGTTCCATAAAGCATGGTATTTGGTCTCGAAGAAACATAATTAAGAGTACTGGGCTGAGGATATACAAACACTTCTTCGGTTGCACAAACTGGTGGAACCGCTTTATCTGTAACAATTTTCATTCCTGGTTGAAGCTGATACGCCATTTTATATTATGTAAACATTTTGTTTACAAAAATCGAGTATCAGGTGTATGTATATTTTACAAATAATTATGCCGTATGTCCAACTGCCAAACCAGAACCTCTGTGCATACCACTTCTCTTATCATCATTTGGATCTAATCCTGCAAACGCTTCAAGTTGAACACCTCTCGCATTTGGATCACATAATCGAGGGTCTTGTCTACACGTTAATTCACCTTGTTTACCGTGTATATAAGCATAGGGTGGATCACCACCTAAACTTGTATCTGGCATTGTAACAAATTGTCTAGAAAACGCATTTCTTTGATATTCTGGCATGGAAGACCTGGAACGCGATGGACCATATTTAACACCGTTTGTAACTTTATTATTAACATGTGTCTTTACAGTTGGATAATAACATGCACTTGGTCTATCTGGTCTATCAGAGAAATCACTCATAAGTACATTTCCCATTGGATTATCTTCAGTTGGTAATTGACACGCTCCTGAAGAACCAAGTTGTCCGTCTGTAGGTCTAGCTAAGGCATTTTTTACCATGTCTGATTTTTCCATTATGTATAGAACACCCAACGCGGTCCCCCCTATAACAAATATACGTACGTCACGTCTAATAAGATATATAACACAAGTCGCATAAATTATAAATCGAGATGCGGCATTTATACGTTCTTCTGGTGTATGTTTAGTTGATGGCCAAAATTCTAAAATTTTATCTGATCGAATGAGTTGTTTTGGATCGTCGAACCAAGATGTCATTTATATAACATGAGTTTATTTTTTTGCACCACCCAACATACCACCCAACATACCCTGCATAGTTTTCATCAAGGCCGCTTCATCCAATTGACCACCTTCACCACCTTCACCACCCATTTGATCTGCACATTGTTTTGCAACAGATTCAATCATTTGTAATGTATCTGGTGGTATAGTTTTTATAGTCGTACCTAACATGTATAAAGTTTGACAATATTGCCATATAGCATCTTTAGTAGCTTCTGAACACGACGACCAGTGTTTAGAAAGTTTGACATCCGATAAAAAATCAAATTTTTCAGATTCTTTAAGAAAAAATGCTTCATCTCTTGCTGATAATTTATCCGCGTAAGGAGAAACATTTGCCATAAATCCATCAACAACTAATCTTGGATTCGTTTCTTTCATTAAATCAAAAGCTGACATGCATTTTTTTAAACCTCTTTCTTCTGGAAAAGTTTTATGAAGTTCCATAAGAAATTGACCCATCATTTCATTGAAAGCGGTCACAGAAGCCATTTTTATATCTAGTAAGTGTGTACTATCTTTAAGTAAAGAATTTTAAAATGGTTCAGATGATATACTTTCTTTCTTACCTAATCCGTTTGTAACTATAAAAAAAACTAAAATTGCAACAAGTGCTGCTGGTTTTGTATAAGAACTCAATTGAAGTTTACCTTCATTGTTAAGTTTTGCCTTAAAATGTACGTATCCTGCTGTAATGAAACCCGCAATTATACCTGCCCATGCGGGATCTCTTAAATAATCTTCAAACTCCATTTAATATAATTGAGGTTTTTTTCTATGAGATTCGGGTGCATCTGGAAACAAAACGCCATCATCTTCTTGTTCAGTATTTTTTTGTCTTACACCTGTATTTATAGTTTTAAATTCATTATCAACGAACGATTGCTGTGGTGGTGTTTGTGGAATTTGTGGTTGTTCTTCGGACACTCCCATTGGTTCTTCTTCTGGCATTCCCATTGGTTCTTCTTCAGGCATTCCCATTGGTTCTTCTTCGGGTATTCCACCTACAGATTCCTGATTAATTTCTGAATTAAATGGCTCTTCTGTAGTTTCTTCATGTGAACCTTCGAGAATTTCCGGATCTTCGGAATCACCTATTTCAGTCTCATTCAAATCTAAATCTTGGCCTTCTTGTGTTTGAGACATATAAGTTTGTAATATTTGTTGAACAGGTATGAGTTCTTTTACAGCATTTTCTATACAAATAGAAAAACGTTCAAATAATTTATCATTCCTCGAATGTTCATTTTGACTATCGTGGTAAATGTACGGATCATTGTATAAAGACTCAGCAACTTTATTATGACACATTTGAATAAAAACTTCATTCGTTGGAAGTTTAAGTGATATTTTCTTATTATCTTTACTCAAACGAACAGCTGATAAAATTTTAACACAACTTACAAAAACTGCAGCAAGAAGATCATTAAACCACGCACATCTATTAGCGATATTATCCGTGTGTTGTTTGGACATGGCATCACTCCAATTTGGAACTTCTTTTAAAAGTTTTTGATACATAATAAGTACCTTTCTCCCCTTAGATAATTTATACGCTTCTTCATACATTTCTTCAAAAGTCTCAATCATAACCGGACACATAAGTAAACAAAGTTGACCCAAATATTCTCTTTTAGCTTCTACGAGTATATTAAGGTTATCCATTTATGATAAAGGGGAATTTTTTTCTATACAGTTTACCGCGCTGTCCTGTATTTATTTGCAGTCTTTTTCAAGTTTATTAGAGTTGGAAAATCTTCAAAAGTATCAATTTCTTCTTCTTTTACCTTTTCACTTCTTATCTTTTTAGGTCTCCATGATATACACAATTCAAATTCACCAATTACCTGTACAGTAAAACCACCGATATTCAATTGTCTTATTAAATATTGAGTAGCTTTTGTCCTGTCAAAATGAGGATATCCCATGACAAAAGAAGGAATTTGTACAAATAGATATTTTTGACCCATCTCAACAGATTGACGTATTTTCTTAGAAATTTGTTCGTATAATTTCGTATATGTTTCCTTCTTCAATCTATTACGTTTTTCAGCTAGTCGTGATATTTCATCTATACTGATCATTACAATAACATTGAATTATTTTTTCGTTAATATTACTCAAATTAGTTTGGTTATTCGGATTTATAAGGATTTGCATACATAACGTGTGAATCTAAAACCTTTTTATCAACAAACCTGTTCATTTTTATCATATCAAGTTCAGCTTGTCTAACACCGGTATAATCTACAAACTCTTTTGTTAAAGATGGATTAGTAAATACACTCATTTTATCATCGGAAGGTGGTAAAACATGTATTGGTTGCGTACTCAATGATAATACAGCAACACTTGGTTTCTCTACTATTTTAACACGCTTAGCCGTTTTTAATCTTTCTAAATTTTTTATATCTCTTTTTAACCGTATCTTTTCAATTTCATTCAAATTTGAATTATTTTCCAATCTATCTCCAATAGACTCTTCGGCTATTTCTATAAGATTATCAGTGAATTGATTTTTTGAATCGTCATCAAGATATGACTGATCTTCTATATCTCTAAGTTCTATACGAGGACCTTCATTCAATATACGAATATCGGTAGAAACAGCAAAACCGAATGGAAAACCACCATATTTAACAGCTATAAACATGAACCTATAAACTGGCGTTAAATTTTCTTTATGAATATAAGATTTCACTTTTACGGTTTCAATTATATAAGTACAAAGTTTAGTCTTTCTTGAAATTTCTTTGTTTGTCTGTAAAATTATTTCTTGTATGAGATCATTTGTTAATGAAATTTCACGATCATTTTCCCTATATTCTGATAAATCTATACCCGTTTCTGGTAAAACTACTTCACTTTCTTTTTTATAACCACCAAAGTATGTTTCTACCCTGGAACTGTATATAAGTATCAGGATAATCACTATAATGAAAATGATTTTATTCATATATTATTAATTTTTATTTTATTTTTATTTTATTATAATTGTGATTTAAATACGTTATTTTTTTATTAAATTATTTTAATATGTCCCTCTTAATATTTAGCCCACAGTGTAATCATAGTTTGGATATAATTGATTATATATCGAAAAACGAAACTCTAAAAAATATAGTTTCGTACCATAATATTAATAAATTAGGTATACCACCTCAATATAAAAACAAAATAACACGTGTACCAACTTTATTAACTAAAAATGGAAAAATGTTAGTCGGAAACGAAATTAAAAATTGGCTTGAATCTATTCTACCAGTACAGGAAATAGAAATGTGTGGTTTTGGTAATTGTGATATGACGAGCTTAGACGAATCTGAAAATAATAAACAAATGTTTGGATTAGATAGTTACGGTATGTCTCTACAACCTTCAATGACCCCAGAATTAGAAGAAAAAATAAACCGAAATGTATCCGATGCTTATAATGCACATACTAAACAATAATTAAAGAAATAGTTACTTTTTAATGTAATGAAATTAGCTACAGTACAAGCATCAGCTATTAAATCAACGTTTGAAGTTTTAAAAGATATACTAAACGATGTTAATATATATTTTAAACCAAGTGGTATGTATATAGTAACACTTGACACAGCGAGAGCCTCTCTTGTCGATATGTTTTTAGCTTCAGATAATTTTGAAGAATACGAGTGTGAAAATGAAATAGTTGCCGGTATAAACGTTTCTAATACTTTCAAACTTTTGAAATCTATATCAAACACGGATGTTCTCGTTATTTCCATAGATTCAAAGGAGTATATGAATATAGAAATACATAGTGATACAAAAAAATCATGTACAAAATTCCAATTAAAATTACTCGACATAAACGAAAACCAAATTGAAGTACCAGAAATGAACATGACAACAATAACACCAATGGCATCTTCAGATTTTCAAAGAATATGCAGAGACATGTATAACATAGGTACTGATATAGAAATAACGCGAAATTCAAATAAATTTACATTAAAATGTAACGGTGATTTTGCTAATCAAGAAACAACTATAGAATGTACGGAAGAAAGTGAGTGTATTTCCGGTGTATACTCTCTTCGATACATGAACATATTTACTAAAGCTACAGGTATGTGTTCAACTGTTCAAATTATGCAAGAAGATAAAAATAGGTTTTTAATTTTAAAATACAATGTCGCAAATCTCGGTGATCTCAAATTTTATTTAGCAACTAAAGCAGTTGAGGATAACGATTGAGAATATTAAAATTAAGGTACACGTAATTCTGATATAAAACCAGATGATGTATTTATAATTTTATTCATACCCAATGCATTTTTTAATTTTATACTAACGTATCGATTTTCTAAAGTATCTTTATCGTAATATAACATGTCACTTATTTTAATATCTTTTTTACCATAAAAATCACCTCGAGGTCCTGCATATCTTTTAATTTTATTCAACATATCCTTTTTGGGTTTATCATACGAATCAAGCAAAACTGCACTCACGATTGGTATGTTAAATACTATACCATGTGAAGTATTTGGTGGCCATGCATGATTCATATCATATGTCAAATACTTATACATTTTACCATTAAACCAATATTTTATACGAACAATAGTCTTTAAAACATTATTTGGTATACGAGTATCTTTATAATCAACACCGTTTAAATTTTTATAAAAAGATTCAGTCCTACCATCCCATTCACGAGATTCATCTTCCCAAAAATCGTCTAATTCTTCCGGTATTACATTATTATCGATATAATATTCCATTGATTGATCTATAATTTCGTAATTTAAACCCGAAACTATATTTTTAAATCTATCATATACCCATATTATAACATTAGTTAAAAGATTAATTATCATACTTAATATATATGGAAGGTAATTTTTTAAGCCGATATAATAATAAAATAGACGGTTGGAAAAAGTTGATCGAAAATGATCCGTCTAATAAATCCATGTACGAATCTGAAATGTCAAATTATATAATACAATGTATGCCTTATATGAAACAGTATACAGATGAAACTAACAAGGAAGTAACTACAGATAATATATTTAATTGTAAAGAAACATCCGGATTACAAAGAAAAGATATTTTTAATGATTATCTTGCTATTGTAGAAAAAATTAATGTAGATAGACCCGTAGAAAAAATATCGGAAAAATGCCCAAATTGCCCCGATAGCCGAGTATATCATTTTACAGATTCGAGTGACCTTGTTTGTGAAGAGTGTGGATTAATTATAGCAAAACTGATAAGCGAGGAATTAACATATAGAGAAGAACAAGAAACATCCGAGAAGATAGTAAACTATTCTTATAAAAGAGAAAATCATTTTAACGAATGGTTATCACAATTTCAAGCGCAAGAAACTACAAATATACCAAAAGAAGTTATAGACCAACTACGTAACGAATTAAAAAAGATCAAAATAAAAGTTGTTACTGAAATTACACACGCGCGTGTTCGAAGTCTTTTAAAAAAACTAAAACTTAACAAGTATTACGAACACGTTCCTTATATAACAAATATTCTTAGTGGTATATCACCACCAAAAATGCCACAAGAATTAGAAGAACGTTTACGTATAATGTTTAAAGATATACAAAAACCATTCGATAACAATTGTCCTACAGAGAGGAAAAACTTTTTAAGTTACTCGTACGTACTATACAAATTTTGCGAACTTTTAAGTGAAGATAAATATCTAAAATATTTTCCACTTTTGAAATCTAAAGAAAAGTTATATCAACAGGATGTTATATGGAAAAAAATATGTAACGATCTTCAGTGGGAATATATACCGACAATCTAGTATAAATTAATTCTCCGTTTATACAAATGGAGAACTATAGACCACCACGACCTTCGAGAGATAGTTCACCAAATCGCGAAAATAATATAATACGGCGGTTTCGTAATCAGCTTAGAATCCGTCCTGGATCAACAACAGTCAGACGAAGAGTATCAAACAATTCATCACCGATAGTGAGACATCACGAATATGTGCGGTCAAGACTTAAACCACTTATATTTAGGCCCATACCCGAACCCGAACAAATAATAGAAAAAAAAATTATTTGGAAAGAGATAAATTTACCAGATAATAAAAATAATAGACAAGATATTATAACGTTTAAAAAATTAAAATCGGGTGATAAGGTCATACGTTTAGCAAATCATAAGTTTATTAAACAAAGTACTTTAAAAAACCTGATAAAATCTCAATGGAACAAAAACTACTCTATAAAACAAATTTATAGTTTGAGAAATAAAAATCGACTATTCAAAATACATCCTTTGCGTAAAAATAATAAGCGAGAAACTATCGAATTTATAAAGTTTAAGTGACATTTAAAGAAGAAAAACATTTAAATACATAATGAACGATCCTTATTATAATTTCTGTTTAGAAGAAATCAAATTCTATACAGAAAAGATAAATGAAATTATAAAAGAAGGACTTAAAGACCCTAAGTCGTATTACAGAGAATCTAAGAGTGATTGGAAAAAAATATACCAAATGATACCAATCATGTATTTAATGAATCAGGTGAAGGAAAATGAAAATGAAAATGAAAAAAATACTTTCATACCATCCTTACCGTAAATTTTATGTGTTTATTATAATAATGGGTGAGCGTACTATTATAAAAAATGGAAAAAATAATAGAGAATTAACTAACGAAGAAAAGAAAATTCAAAAGGAATTTAATAAATATTATTTTACCAATATACCAAAAATAAATACTAAAACAAAACCAAAACCAAAACCAACTCCAAAACCAACTCCAAAACCAACTCCAAAAATCAAACAAAAAACATGGTGGGAAAAAGAACTCAAAAATGCTAAAACAAAACAAGAACTTCGAAAAAAATTCATTCAAGTTTCGAAAAAATTGCACCCAAATAAAGGTGGTACAGGCGCTAATTTTAATAAAATGTTTAAATTATACACTAATCTATCCCAACGTATCTAACTTCCAATTCTGTGTTTATCGTCGGTGGGAAATTAATTAGGTATGCGTGTCTAAGACCAGTTAAACGAAGGTAGTTTTGAGCCTGTGTTACCATAACATCAGTTACATTTTTAACAGATTTGAGTTCGAGTACAGTTTCACTATTCAAAATCAAATCTGCGCGTAAATTTCCAACAACGTGATCCATAAACTTTATTGGAACTATTCTTTCTGATTCGTATGGTATTTTTTCTTGTCTAAGTAAGACTTCAAACGCCTTGTGATATACACACTCACTATAGCCGGGGCCCAGAGTGTGGTATACGGTTTCGGCATATTCTCTAACCATTACTCATATAAAAATTAATCTCTTTATATAAGTAATGTATTAATCTTTTTTGTCGTTAGTAATTGTTGGATTGATACTTAATTCGGGAATTTCTTCTTTTATATCTATGACAAATCTACTTCTATTATCAGTTGGTGATACTGTAACAATTCTGCATTTATTCGTACTTACCATGCTTTGATTTTCAATATTAGTTGGTACGGTTATTGGTTTACACAATAACATCCACATCTTTTAATTTATAAAAATATTTTAAACCCAAGTTAATATTTAACACTTTAAAATGTAAAACTAAAAATGAAATCTATTTGGAAAATATGCGAAAACGGCGAACTCGACGAATTAAAAAAACGTCGTAACGAAATTGATGAAATAATTGAAGAACTCCCAAAGGATGGCGATGATTTGAGAGAAGATGAAGACGATATAAGTTTTGCTGTGGCATTCTGTAAAGATCACGATAAGGGTTTGGAAACATTTAAGTATTTATACGAAGAGTGTGGGTATCCTAGACATTGTGTACATTACGCTATGGTCGGAGCAGCCGCATCAAGAAATGCGAAACTTATCAATTACATGTATAATGACATCGACGAACATGAAAAAGAAAATTTTATAGGTGATCTAGAGGATGAACTTGCGATGATGGATCATCCTAATCCAAGTGTATTCATTGAATATGCTTTATTAGAATTGAATAAAGTTTAAATATTTAAAGTTTTAATATATAATAAAAGTAAACCAACATGAGACCACAACCTTATGTAAACAAATTTATCCGTTCAACTATACCCAATGCCATTAATGCCCAACACTTAGCAATCATCATTTCTTATAATGGTCCAAGATTTCAAACATCTATTTTAAGTATAGATATACACGCTTCACCCATTCTTTCATATAACTATAATCTTGGGTACGAATCTTCAAGTGAATTATTACCTGCACTCGAAAATGGGTATATCCATCCCATATCCCTTTTTAATTTAAGTGGTCACGAAGGCGTTTGGTCCGACCTTAACGTACTAAACTCGATCGTCGATAAAAAATATGTATTTTACGATGATAAAGTTTGGTCTCGCGATGAATATTATTCGTGTATAGAGGACTTTTTAACGCACTTAAGAATGAAGTATTCTTGGTCCGGAGTTATAGATAGTGATTGTGGATTTTATAGTCCGTCTACGCGCAAACACGTAAAGAAAAAAACAGAAACGGAAAAAGCAGCGGAATCCATTATGGAAATCATCGATAAAAACTCACAAAATTTACCCGAAGGTGACTATTTAAAAATGTGTGAAATTTTAAGTAAAATTAGAAAAAATTAATAAAAACAAGTTATTTAAAGTGTATGCGATATAAAAAAACATTATGAAATTAAGAATCGCATCCACATTTTCTGGGTGTGGTGGTCTAGATTATGCATTTCACGAAATGAAGGATAATTTTGATATTGTTTTCGTAAACGATTTTGATAAAGACTCGTGTAACACTTACGAAAAAAATTTTAATTTCAAACCCTTATGCGAAGATATATGTAAAATAGAATCGATTCCAGATTGTGATGTATTAACGGGTGGTTTTCCGTGTCAAGGTTTTTCACTCGCAAATACATTGAGATGCGAAGAAGATAATAGAAATACTCTATATCTCCAATTAGTTCGTTTATTAAAATTAAAAAAACCAAAATATTTCGTATTTGAAAACGTAAAAGGTATACAAAGTATAGGTGGATACGAATCTAACGAAGATAAGAAAAATGGTAAAGGTAAGGTCATTAAAATGATAGAAAAAGATCTTGAAGAGTGTGGGTATAAAGTAAACATTAAACTATTCAAAATGAAATGGTATGATATACCACAAAATAGAGAGCGAGTCATATTTTTAGGCATTCGTAACGATATAGCAAAACACGTGGATTTTAAATGGCCCGAAGAGAAACAGGTAATAACTAAAACGTTAAAAGATGCCATATACGATCTACCAATTGAATACGACGATAGTATTCAACACATAGGAACCAAACACAAAGTAAAAGTTACAGGGTTTCTTGGTAATAGGATTCTAGATTGGGATAAAGTATCACCCACAATTACAGGTCGAGGAGGTGGAACAGGTGGTCCAGTTATAAATATTCATCCGAGCCAAAAAAGGCGTATGACTGTTCGAGAATACGCAAGAATACAAACATTTCCCGATAATTTCATGTTTTGTGGGTGTGTAACTTCTATGTATAGACAAATTGGTAACGCTGTTCCACCTAAGTTTTCCTTTATAATAGCAAATTTATTACTCAATTTAGAAACCTATTTAAAATAAAGACTATAATAATTGTTAATGGAATTTACACCCGATGTTTGGCACCCATGGACGTCAAAGTCTGAAAATATCCCGTTTGAAGGTGATACGAGTATGAAAATAGGAAGTGGTGAATTGAAAATTGCGAGTGAACTTAATATCGATACAGGTGTCGGTGGTCAAAACAATGTTTCCGATCTCTACCACAAAGATTTGGGAAATATTAGTATTAAAAATATGACTTCGGATGATTGTAGACTTGGGGCAGATTCACAAGAAGGTAGTTTTAAAATTCTAAATAAACTTATTTTATTACACGCTTGGTCAGAAAAATATATGTACAATTTTTGGGCCGATAAAACGTATGCAATCATGAGTGAATACGATGATAAAAAGACAGACAGACTTATACATAAAATTCTCAGAGGTGAAATTTGTAAAAGTAAATTTGATAAATTAAATGAACACCTCGAAAAATTAAAAGTATTTCTTACCGCTAAAGCAAAATGTAAAGCTTTTAAATCGGAATTATACGAATTGGTTTTTAATGATGATATGAGAAATAAATCACTCGTGGAAATGGCAAATGATGTAGCTAGAAAAGAAGCTATAAACAAAACCCTTATAATTGTTCACAAAAATCGAGGATTTCAAATTATTAAAAATATAGAGCGTATTTACTGTACACGAATTACACAATCAAAGTGTCGTATAAGTGTTTTAGGAATTAAATAATTTAAAAAATGTAATTTAAAAGAATACACAGTTATATTAAAAATGTATTGTTGTGATAAACGTAAACTTTCTATAACTGACGAAACAATACCCGTTTTTAACCTTGATAATTATCAGGGATACGCCAAAGTAACGGACGTCTACGATGGTGATACGTTTAAAGCGTGTATTATACTTCACAATCGCGTTTTAAAATTTAATTTCCGAACTATCGGGTACGATGCACCCGAAATAAAGCCACCGAAAGATATACCTAATCGAGATAAACATATTGCAATGGCAAAACGTGCTAAATATTCATTCGAAAGTTTTTTGGGGTACGATAGCAGGTCTAAACGTGTTCCATGGAACCCATTCAAATGTAATTTTAAGGTAAACGGGTGGGTATGGATTTCGTGTAAGAAAAACGATAAGTACGGACGAACGCTCGTTTTTGTCTACAAAAATAAAAGGGATATGATTTCGATTAACAAAAAAATGATTAATACGGGATATGTAAACGCGTACGATGGTGGGACTAAAAAGGAATTTGATTTGTAATTAAAGAATAGACACTTAACTTAAATATATAATAATGACAGAAACGTATAACCAACCCCCGTGTGAATTCAGATACAAAATCGACTCGTGTTCGAAAGTCGTTGACGGTGATACCGTCGACGTTCTTATCGATTTGGGGTTCGACGTACTCATTCGCCAACGCGTGAGATTGCTCGGTATCGATACCGAGGAATCGCGAACGTCCGATAAAATCGAAAAGATTTACGGAAAACACGCCAAGAAACAGATTCTTAAATGGGTCACAAAAGCAGTTGAATCCGATAAGGACGATTGTGAGATCGAATTAAGATGTCCCGAACGCGACTCGGTAGGTAAGTACGGACGCGCGCTTGGTTAATTG